CTTCCACAATGCCGTGTGCTTTGACGTCCACCAGCGATGTCCTCGCGTCTGTCTGGTGGTTCTCAAAGCACACGGCATTGTGGAAGCCGGGCGACGAGCCGTTGACGAGAGCGCCCGAGACCTCGGGGCTGTCAGACTTGACGCCCCCAGGCTCGTATGGGTCGAAGCCCGACGGCTGCATGACATAGCCTCCGCCTCGGTCGGCCTCTCCCGTCGTCTGCTTCACGAGGTCGGTGCAGTTCAAGGTCGGCATCACCTCTTCGCCGTTGGAGTTTGTCGCAACCGGGCGATCTGCGCCTTGAGCGCAGCCTCCAACCGGGCGGGCAAAGCCTTTCCCCGTGATGCGGCGCGGCGGAGTATTCCCGAGCAGGCCTTCTCGCTCAAGCAGTACCGAGACAGGTGGCTCCCCGTCGTCTCCAAGATGTCCGACAAGCCACACACGCCGTCTTCGCTGGGGAACCGCTCTGGGCAGGCCGTCCACTCTGGTCCACTGCGCGTCCAGCACTCTGTAGGCGAGATGATACCCGTGTTCTGCAATTTGCCAGGCAAAGCGCAGGAAGTCCTGGGCGATTCCGTTTCCGAGCGCGTTTGGAACGTTCTCCCAAAGCACCCATCTCGGCTTGAGCTCTCCGATGAGCCTTGCGAAGTGGAAGGCGAGGCTGGAGCGCGTTCCGCTGCCTTCCGCCATGCCAGCTCGTTTCCCAGCAATCGAAATATCCTGGCAAGGCGTGCCCCCGGCGAAGACATCGAGCCGCCCGTCAAGTTCAATGACATCTGATCCATTCGTTATCCTCCATTTCTCCTCGTCGCCGATGCGCTCGGCTTTGATCTTCGTCATGTCCCCAAGGTTCGGAACCGTGGGGTAGTGGTGCTGCAGGACGGCGCACGGGAAAGCTTCAATCTCCGAAAAGAAGACTGGTTTCCATCCGCCGAGCGGCGCTACCGCAGCGCTCATGCATTCGATTCCCGAACACACGGTCGCGTATGTGAAATCCCTTGATTTTTGTGGCATTTTCGCCTCCTTGAAAAATTACGTCGTCGAAAGAAAGTCTCGTTATGGTTCCCGCTCCTTCCCGCGCCCTGCCTTTGAGGTGGTTCAGGGAGGAACCGTGGCCTAGCGGGACGTTTTGACGCGCCTCGACCCGAAGGCGCGACGTTCTGGCACAGAGGGCGGCGTTTGGCCCCATTGCCTTAGGCCGCTTTCTACCCAAACCCCAAAAAGTCCAGTTTTCAGGGCTGGCGGGAAGTGGTTTAGTTTTGTTTTCTTGCGCCCCCTAAAGGGAGCGCAAAAAAACAAAACAAGAACGACACTTCCGCTTTGGGTTTTCCAGTAGTTTTTTGTTTTGTTTTTCCTAGGCAAAACAAAACTACTTGCGGCCCCGAAAGAGGCCTTAAAGTAGTTTTGCTTTTTGTTTTTCTCCGCAGGAAAACAAAACTAACCGTCCTCGTCGTCCTCCCCTTCCGGCTCGGGCAGATGGATAAACTTCGTCGCCTGCATGCCCCTCGGCTGATTCGGAACCCTGCCGCAGACAATGATGCCGTCCGCTATGGCGCGTTCCACGGCGAGCTTCGCCGTCTTCTCCATGAGACCGTAGGCGGCCCTCACCGTGTCGATGAAGACGCCCTTCGCCTGAGGATGCTCCGCGTCAACAAGCTCGACTAGCCTCTTCGCAATCTCTGCCGGTGGAGGATCGTCCTTCTTGATTCCAAGCTCGGCCTTGCCAGCGAGGTCTTCGGGATTCTTCTCGTAGTCGGGCACCATGAGCGGAAACGCCTTCTTGAGGACTATCGGCTCCTGCTTCGGGAAGGATCGCACAACGGACTCCATCACGAGGTATCCCTCGTCCTTGTGTTCGCGAAGAGTCATGTGCGTATCTGCGGCTCTCGACTGCGACCCCGCGCCGGAGCCGACATCGGTTATCGACTTCATCGACTGGTTTCCCTTCGAAGTGTGATGAATCAGAATGAACGCGCAGCCGATTCTCTGCGCGAACACATCCATCATGTTATAGACCGTTGCGATTGCGCCGTTGTCGTTCTCGTCCGTCTCCCTCGGAAGCGCACGGTAGAACGCATCGACTATGATGAGCTTGTAGCCCTCGGCCTTGAACTTCTCGGCCCTGTTGCCTATCTCCTCCACGGACTTCCACTTTCCGCGAAGGCTCCATATGTCGAGCCGCCCGCGTATTTCGCTTCGCGGAATCTCCATCGCCTTCATGACCAGCGCGAGACGCTGCGCGAATGTCTCCATGTGAAGCTCGTTGTCGATGATTAGCACCTTGCCGGGTGCGCACGTGTGGCCCAGCCATACGCGGCCCGTCGCGATGTGCAACGCAAGCGCAAGGACAAACCACGACTTGCCCGTCTTCGGCGCGGCGATTAGGTTCATTATCTCGCCCTCGCGAAGATACCCGTCGATAAGGACAGGCCGCAGCGTCGGGTAGCCATCAAGAAGCTCCTCCGCAGACAGAGGCTTGTCGTCAGACTCCGGCTGTGCTTGCGCAGGCGCGTTCAGTTTGATCGTGACACCAAGATCGCTCTTAGCCTTGCCGTAGCCCTGTGCAAGCAGAGCGGACGCGGCGGCGGTGTAGTCGCCGTTGTGGTGTAGCGTCGCATAGACCGCGAACGGGCTGTACTTCACATTCGGCTCGAAAGGCGCCGCGTTAGACGAAAACACATAGAACGATCCGTCCTTGTAGGTCGCAGACATTCCGTTTCGCGGGTCCTTGCCGGGACGCGTCCATTGCTCGTTGCCGTCGCTCTTTACGCCGCAGAACTGCCAGCCGGCCGAGAGCAGCAATGGCTTTATGTCGCCACGCGCATTGAAGTCGTCGCCCGGAGCCAAGTCGAAGGCGTCTTTCCCAGCAGAGGCGAAATCCGCGCCAGGTTGCGTCACGTTCGCTCCGGCGGTTGCCGTTGGGCAACTTGCCGCAGGAAGCTCGTCGAGCGAACGTGCGGCGTCCAGGAGGGTTTCACGCGCATCCTTTGAGATTGTCGGGATGTTCACGAAGTCGCCCTGCTGAAGAGCGTAGCCCTCGGTCGGAGCGCAAAGGAAGAGACCTCCCTCGCCACGCGTCTCGATGAGCGTCTTCTGCTTGCCGCCCCGGATGCCACGGGCGATCTTGAGATTCCCTTCCACGGGATCTTCGCACCGGTAGCACACATGGTAGCCGCCACTAGGCGTCTGCTCGATGACAAGCTGCGCAAGAAGCGACGTGTCTATCTTCTCCATCCACGCGCCGAACAACTCTCCTCCGTTGTCGAAGTCGAGGCATTCGAGATTCCCGGAGACAGCGCCCGAAACCACACATATCGCGTCATGCGGATTAGAGAACCACGCCCTCACCTCCACTTCGGTCGGAAGCCGCGTCTGCCAGTTCTTCCACGAGCCGATTGCCGGGTGCTTCCTAGACTTTGTTGCCGGAAGACACGAGAGGCCTGCGGCGAGATACGCCATTGCCGTTGTGACGGGTATTGTAGCCATGCGGCCTCCTTTCTGTTTCCTTTTCTTGTGTGTGTCATCCGCTCTGCGAGCGGACGGTGTTGATCGCGTCCTGCCAAGGATCGTGGTGCTTCGCGCCCATGTTCCTTGCGCAGAACCACAGCATGGCGAACATGAGGGCTGTCCCGAACGCAAAGAGCGCGGCATAGCGCGCGGCCTTGAAAAGCCGTTCGCGCCGCCTCGCCATGCGCTCCAGCCACGCCCAGAATTCTTCGTCAGAAGGGAATGTCATCCCAGTCTTCATCGCTAGCCTCCTCTCCTTGTGTGTTTTGCCCAGACTGCATCAACGGGAAGTCGCCGAGTTCGCAGCCCGTGATTTCGGGATACTTTTCGCCCGACACGAACCTCACCGTTATCTCCTTCACCTCACGGATCATCCCGGCGAAGTCGTGCTCACACACCTCGTCCGCCGTATTGGGCATCGGGCAGTCGGGATGCGCGTGCTCACGCCACCACTTCTCGAACTTCCGCCTGGCGTAGCCCGTGTGTTCGGGGCAGAGCCATTCGGAATAGTGCGTGAGATAGTCCACGTCATATGTGACGCGCACCGTCTTGGGCGCGTCAGGCGGAGCGCCCCGCTTCTCCCAGACCTGGTAGGACGTGTGCTGGACGGGAAACTTCTCGACAGTCACCTCGCCCGACAGGATTCCGACCTTCGCGGCAGTCGCCTCGTGGGAATTCCGCTCGGGCTCCTTGCGCGGCCATTGGTAGCCGCATTCGGGGCAGAGCATTACTGGAAGGTTCACGATTGCCTGGCACTGCGGACAGACTTTCGCAAGCGGCCCGCCTCTGCCCTGACCGGGTTCCTTCACCTTAATCATGTCGATCGGACCGTGCCGCTCGATGTTGTGGCCGTAGTCAAGAACGAGACACTCGGTCTTGCCGGTTTCAGGCGAGAGGCGGAATCCGCGCCCAACCATCTGCACCAAGAGACCAGGGCTGTTCGTCGGACGCAGCAAGGCGATGGTGTCTAGCCTCGGTATGTCTGTACCGGTAGTAAGCACAGAGACGTTGCAGCAGTACTTCAAGGGCGGCTTGTCGCTGAAGAGGTCTGCCTTGACCGTCTCTCCGCGAAGCCGCTTGATCGTCTCCTCGCGCTCGTCCGCTGGAGTGTCGCCCGTCACGATTGCGCACTCCTCGCCAGAGAAGCGCTTGATCGCGTCGGCCACCTTCCTGCAGTGGGCGACGGATGTGCAGAATATGAGACACGCCTTGCGGTTCTTCGTGAGTTCCACGATTTCCCTGCAGGCCGAACTGACAAGACCGTCCTCGCCCATCAGCTTCTCCACATCCTCGGCGATGAACTCGCCGGCGCGAATGTGCAGACCGTCCGTGTCCGGCGTGAACTTTCCAGCCTTCGCGGTGATGTTAGAGATGTAGCCACGGTTGATGAGTTCCTTGACCCCTATCTCGTAGCACACCTCGTTCAAGAGGTTCTCCGGCTTGCAGATTAAGCCGCCCTGCGTGCGGTATGGCGTCGCCGTCCAGCCTATGAGCCGCACATTCGGGTTCATCTTCTTGGCCGCGTTCAGGAACGTCTGGTAGCGTCCTTCTCCGTCCGGTGGAATGAGATGGCATTCGTCTATCATCACAAGGTCGAACGGCTTGAAGAGGTCGGCCTTGTTGTAGATGGACTGGATACCGGCCACGATGACCGGCTGCTCAATGTCCCTCGATTCCAATCCTGCCGAGTAGATGCCGACGGGAAGGTCGGGCTGGATCGCCTTTATCTTCCCGGCGTTCTGCTCGACGAGTTCCTTGACGTGGGCGAGTATGAGGACGCGCCCATGCCATTTGACGACAGCATCCTTCGCGACTTCCGCAAGGCAGAGCGACTTGCCCCCTGCCGTTGGGATCACCACGCAGGGATTGCTATCCTTGCTCTTGAGGTGTTCGTACACCGCTTGAACGGCGTCGTGCTGATAAGGGCGCAACTCGTACATCTATCCTCACCCCTTTCCTCAATGCGGCGTGCAAGCGCGAGTGTTCGGAATTCGTCATGACGGCAAGGTTCCAGAGGACATTGTCCGTCTTGAGATTGTTGATGTGATGGACGACCTCGCCCTTCTCCAATGGACGCCCCAGGACCTTCTCCGCGATTACGCGAGCCTCCTTGCGGTAGTGGGTTCGCCCGTTTCGGCATCCGTCGTGGATCATGCGGTAGCCGTCGCGAGACTTCCTGATGCCGCCTCGCCATGCGGGGTTCACGGAGCCGCACTGCGACTGCATGCAGCCGCAGCCCTTCACGAATCCGCGCTCAAGGTCGGAACGCGACGCGACCGTCTCGCCACCGCAGTCGCAGCGGCAGCGCCAATGGAAATGCTCGTTCCAGTAGCCAGCGCATCCGACCACGACGAGGCGACCGAAGCGCCTGCCTTTAAGGACTGAAAAGTCGTTCTGAAGAGCCGTCGCCCTCTTTAGGCGCGACTGGCACTCAAGGCTGCATGTCGCGGGATACTTCGTGTTTCTCCTGTGGCGGCGAGTGAAAATCTTGCCGCAAACCGGGCACACAAGCTCGTATGTTCTGTCCTTCATTGTCAGTTTCCTTAAGTTCGATGTGTATGAGGCCGTCAGGAGGCATTGGCTCTAGCATCAAAAGATGAAGCTCCTTGATTTGCGAGTCGTCGCTGTATAGCCCGGCGTCCTGTAGCGAATCGAAAACGACCTTGTTGATGTTGTCAATGTCGCGCCGCCGTCGGTCGGGCGGATAGAGTTCCGCGTAGAGCGAGAGCCGCCCGGCGAGCTTCTTCAGCCCTCCGAGGCGGCTCACGACCATCGTGCGGTACCTGCGACCGGCCCGGCTTATGAGAACGCGCGGCCCGACGTGCCGGTAGTAGTTGTTGACGCTAGGGGGCCAGGGTAGGTCGAAGGACAGAGCCTTCACCTCGCCCACGGCGCGGCTCCCGTTGCTGCGGCGACGGGTCGCTGCACAGGCTGCGCCGAAGGTGCCGCCTTAGCCGCGTACTTCTTCACGACATTGCGAGTCGAATCGTTCTTGTCGAGCCCGACGGTTATGAGGAGCGGCAGGTTGTGAAGCTGGTTCGTGTCCGTGAGGTTGGAGACGCCGACAGCCTTACAGAGGCTTGCGAGCTCCTCGCGCCCGATGCGCTGCGCCTCCACCTTCGGATGCTCGTAGTTTATCCACACGAACACCTTGCGGCCCTTCGCGGGACCGTCGGAGATAATCTCGAACGTGAGGTTGATGCCCATTCCGAGGCCGTTCTTCGTGGCCTTCATCTCGGAGTCGGTGATTACCGCCTCGTAGGTGCCGGAGGGGATTGTGTCGCGGGAAGTCGTGTCGATCTCGGCCGCGTTGAAGTTGAGTTGTGCCATGATTTTATTCCTTTCTGTTGGGGTTTGTTACTTTTTAGAGCCGACCTTCATGCCATCCATGAAGGCGTTCCACGAAAGAGCCATCTCCGTGGGAAGCGAATAGCGGTTCTTCGCGTTGAACGCGGGAGAGCCGTTCGTGCGGATGACGCGCTCGCCACCGTCCGCTCCAACCGCAGCCGCGCGTCCAGTTATGGAATCAACGCGCATGCGGCGTGTAGCGAAGAGTACCGCGTCGGCCCATTCGCATATTAGCGAGTTCGCCGTCTTATGGAGGCGAGGCTGGTAGCGATCGTATGCGGGATGCTCCGGGTCCTCGAAGCGCTCCACCTTGGCGTGGGCGACGAGGATGATCGCCATCTGGCGCGTTGCGCGGATCTCGTTCAGGAGCTTTATGACGTCGCGCCAGTAGGAGAGCGCGTCCGTGAAGCCCTTGCCGTAGCCGCCAGCGGCCTTCTCGATGGACTTTACCCCATAGTCCTGGCAGACGCGGTCCCAGATGAGACGCTCAAGCCAGTCCAGCGAGTCAATGCACAGTGTCTGGAAGTCATGCTCCCCGTCGCGGACAGCCTTGAGCTGTTCGACGACCTCCGCGTATGTGGCGCAGAGCGGGAACTTCGCCGTGTCGATCTCGGAGAGCCCGTCCTCTGTCTGGATGAAGACGGGCTTCGGGGCGGATGCCGCAAAGGTCGATTTACCGACTCCCTCGGAGCCGTAAATCATGAGGCGGGGAGGCTGCGGCTGCCGTCCCGTCGTTATTGATTCGAGCAGGTTGCCCATGTTTTTCCTTTCTTCGGTTTGTGTGCATGAAAAAGGCGGACCGTGAAACACCGCCCGCCAGTTTGAAGTCGATTATGGATGCTTGAACTACACGTCTAGTATTCGCAAGTCCTCCGTGCGGGTAGGCCAAGCGTTCGCCCTTCTGCATTCGCGCAGCTCGGCAATCGCCCGCCCGTTCTCCACGGCGCAGGATTCGAGTATGCCGTCGGTGAGTTTCCACACACCGCAGCGGAACGGCTCTCGCTTCTCTATGGCGACGAGATAGCAGTCCGCGACGACCTCGCCTTGGCTTGCGGTGCGAAGAACCTCGCGGTAGAACGCGCACTGCTGAGGATAGCCGTAGCGCCGAGCATCGCTCTCGAAGTAATCCAGCGTATCGCAGGTCTTGAGGTCGCAGATAATCGGCCTACCATCATAGTCCGCTCGAAACCAATCCATCCTGATTTGGCACGGCTCGCCGCAGTAGGTCGCGCGCACGGTCTGCTCCGCGATGCCCACATCGAGAAGCGTCGATGCGACGGGGTGCGTCCAGACCGACTGCTGAAGCTTCGACATGAACGAGAAGTCCGCGCCGGAGACGACATCCTTCGTCTGGGCTGCGGCCCATTCCTTGTAGGCCTTCGTGAGCTTCCCGAACGGCTCGCCCGTCTTCGGATTGACCGGTCCGTCGGTGACGAGAAAATCCTCGTCGAACTTGGCCCGTCCCTCGAGAATCAATGTGTGGACTGCGCGTCCCATAGTAAGCGCGGCGGATTCCGTCGGCTCAATTTCGCCGTTCAGCTTCTTCTGGTAAAGGCGGGGCGACCTTCGGAAGTCGCCCAAGAGGTGGCTCGACAGGAACTTCCCGTCCCTCGCCGCTTGATGGTACTTCTCGGACGGAATGTCCAGGAAGAATGGTAGCTTGTTGGTGTCCATGAGTGTTTGTTCCTTTCTTCGTTTGGCAGGGGAAGTCGCTATCTGCCCCTCTGCCTCACATATAACGATTTGTCAGGAAAAAGTGTGCGCTCTAGTTTAGTCTTTTTTCGAACGCCTGCCCGTCCAACATGTTTATACGATTTTCCGTTACCTTTTTGAACAAACTTTTTTCACTTTTTTTGCTGTCCGACAAGACGCGCTAGACATCGTGACATATCTGGCCTATATGTTTATACGATTTTTCGTCACCTTTTTGTTCAGACTTTTTTGAAAACTTTTCTGTACCGCATGGAAGCGGAGATTGCGACGCGTTCCGCCGGGAAAATGGACGCCAGCCCGATGCCGACATTGAATCGGCACGGGCTGACGCTCAGTCTTTCCCTTTCTAGACCTCCTCTCCGTTGCAGGGCTCGAAGCCGCAAATCTTCGCCTTCATCTGAAGAGACTGGAGAATCCTGCGGCGCAACTGCATGTATGTGCAGCGCATCCACTCCGCAACCTTCTCCAAGGGATAATCCTGGAGACGATAGTCGAGGGCAAGCGTCTCGTCCGGATCAAGCAGCTCCTCAAGATCGGAGAGCGCCCAGTCGAAAATCATCTTCTCCAGGGCGTGCCTGTCCGCCACACGATCCGACCCGATGACGGAGCTGAAGTCCGCAGAACAGCCGTCATCTTCATTCGTATCAGAAACAATCCTCACGCGGGGATGGGAGAAGGATCGTTTCATGCGCTTCATCGTCCTTGCGAAATCGCAAGTCGCCGATGCGACGCATTCGTAGAGATACGTCTTGAGACCGGCCCTTTCAGGCATCCAGCCCTTGAGCGCATGGCAGCATACTATGAAGAGATCGTGGATTGCATCCTCAATCTCGCTGTAACTTACCAGTCCGCTTGCGGACAGATCCATAGCAACGGAGCGCAGATGCTGGTACATCATGTTGTAGATCGACAACTGATCGGCCTCCGATGGTATGCCGTCGCTGTCAAACGCAAGGTCAAGTTCCGTGTCCGGGCCGCAGCCCATTTCCGGGATGTATGCGTGCTTGCGAGGATGGCGGCGAGACTGTCCAGGATGACCATGCATCTGGACATACTCGCGATACTCGTCCTTCAGGCCACTCTTCCTTTCGGAAGCCGTAAGCGGACGGATTATCCTGTCCTCGACGAGCTTCGTTTCAGAACCATTGCGGAAGTATGTGCGCAGGCGGATTGCGGGAGTGCTGCTCATACGGCCACCTCCTTCCTGCCACAGGCGCATTCGGCCAGAAGCCTGGCGAAGCGCGACTCCATGATCCTGTCCTTGCGGATGAGCTCTTCGTATGCCTGCTGCGAGACTTCGCTTTCGCATGGAGCATCGGAAAGGTCTATCTCCGACTGGAATATGGGCTCGACAATGCCGTATGTGCTCAGTTGCGGCTTCGTCCGGGATATCCTGCGGGTGACGCCGCTTCCCGTGCGCATCTCGATGACATACACCCTGCTACGCTGGCGGAAAGGCTCAAACATGATAGACCCTCCTCCAGATGCCGTCGACGAGTTCGTAGAGATGGTTTTCCCATCCCGCGCTCTTCCTGACGAGCGTTGTTCCGGACCCGCTCCTGTACCAGACGCGGTGGATTGTCCATACCCTGACGAGCCTTCGGGGAGCATGTCCCCTCTTGTGCTTTGCCGTCTCCTCCTCGTTATCCCCCATCAGCAGAAGCGAGATGGGTATCGCTTTTTGTTCTTCCGTCATTGCACGTCGCTCTTGAGGCTGTTACCTCTCCACGACGCGCATATTTTCCACCCTATCGGTGGAAAACCTATTTTTTCCACCGATAGCCTAAAATGCCAATAATGACTAGAAATAGTGCAATAACGGCTGTAATATATCAATTATGCAAAGGCGTAACGGCGGAAATTTTCCATCATTAACCCTATTGACCGCGTTTTTTTCCACCGATACCGAGAAATGCGCCTTTTTCCTGCCAAACGGCGGTTTCAGGGCATGAAAAAAGCCGCAGGAATTGACTCCTGCGGCTTTGTTGCATTATTTTTCCACCGATACCCTATTCGGACTCCCCGGATGCCTTCCTGCGGTTCTTCGTGTTCTTGTCGTGTGTCTGCACGGCGTTCTGGAACTCGTCCGCGCTGTTTATTCCGAGAGCGTTGAGATGCTTTTTGAACAGCGGTGCGTTGTACACGTCCTCGAAGCTTACTCTCGTGTTCGTGAACTCGACCTGCCGTCTGCCGCGCTCCCATAGCCTCTTCGCGACAGCCCTCTCGCCGTCGCCCAGGTTCTTCGCGTACTTCCCGTTGCTCTTGTGCGCATCCATCCTCTCATGGATGCGGTTTATCCGGGCGATGACGATCTCCTGCCAGTCCGTGCCGCCGGTTGCGATGTCCGAGACGATCTTGTGTATCTCCCTAACAAGCTGCTCGGCGTCTATGGGAGCGTCCGGACTCCTTGTCGCTTCGCTTTCCATCTCCTTCGCGAGGGCGCAGAACGGACGACAGGCGTCTATGTAG